CAGCGCCATACTAGCATGCTAGTGTGTCGCTTCGTATACCGACTGACCGAGAATGGTGTCAAGTCTAAAGAGACTTTAGCCACTCCGTGCGTCTCGTTGATATGATTCCTAGAATGGGCTTGGCCTTCGGTAAAGTACCGAAGTAGCTTCGACCATCCCGGGAGATCATGATTAACGGGGTTCGACTTAATAACACGAACGCGGAATTCACACCGTTGAAGGTGCGAGTTCCAACGACGTTTAAAAAGTCGTGCTTGGTTAGGTATTCCGCTAAGGCTAGGACATGCAATATGCATGTCTTCGCTCGGGATTGGGCCATAAACGGCTTCAAGTCTCGACACGATATATTCGTGCAGGCAAAAATACTTCCTATCCCAACATGAGTTAGCATAGCTAATCCAGCTGGTATAGACGTCAGGACGAGGTGATTCATCCCACAAGGTCCTAAAACGGACCGGTGTGACATCGATGCCTTTGAAGGCGTCGACACCACAAGATTCTCTGAAGAATCCTTGTGTGCAGCTCTTAGAGCGGTTGATCAACAACCCAAACTCTTCGAGACTGGCTATCGCGCTCTCCGCAAAAGCGGTCGGTACGATAACATCATCACCATATACTAAGATACTCTCACGAGTATCTGCGTTAGGTGCTACGGCGGTAAGGATGGCCCAGATAGTCAACGCCATAATGGGAAAGCATAAAGCTGATCCCATAGGTGCGCACTTCTGTAACCGTAAAACCTCGCCGCTAGGCAACACCGTAGAGGTGGATCTACAACAATCCAGATACGCGAAAACGCGTTCCGGAAAGAGTAGGCGAACTAGATCAAGAGATACGCGATCACTGGCCTCCTTGAGGTCTAAAGTGGCGTACCAACCATGCTTAGAGCCTTGAATGGCTCCTCGCTTGTTGGGTCCTTGATCTGTGAAGAAGACATTGTATTTGGTAATAGAATGCTCTTCTACTAAACGGTATATTGCCTGCCTAAGTCCTTGCTGAATCCATTGAAAATCAACGGGTTCACACGAAATTAGACGAGGGCCGCGGGAGTCCTTCGGTACGAGTAAAACACGTGCCGAGTGATCCGTACTACCAATGGCATCAAAGCCTTGGTAAACATCACAGACATGCCCCAAAGAGGCGCAGAAATACGCATCAAAGGGGTATAGTTCAGTGATTCGACTGGAAACATTGGTCCAGAGAAACTTGTCCCAAAGGCGCTGTCTCGTTGAGACAACACCTGGGCCATGACTCGGGCAAATGTCCG